TATCCGTACCGAACATCAGAGGGGAATTTACTTCTCTCCTCTATACAACAACACCAATGAATATCTATAGAAAGAAATTGGTGATGAACAACTGGTCAAATCATTTGATACCAGTGAAGAAGCTTTGGCCAATATTTGGAAAACCAAATATGCCAAAGGCCGTATATCAATGTTAAAGAAGAAGAATACCGTTTCTTATGAAAACCTTTTCTACGATGATTTGATATATCTGTCTTGGGAAGATACCAAGACTAAGTATTTGCCGCAAGTTGGCAGATAAAAAAGTATACCACAAATATACTTGACACACACACTAAGTAATAGTATAATGTGAATACTTGTGAGAACAAGCTTTTTGTTTATTAACTTTGTCATTAGGAGATTATTATGACTACCAAACTTTCTGCAAAAGAAAAAATCCTTAACTACTTGAGCAAGACAGAGGGTTACAACACCCTGTCAGTTGCACAAGCTCGTGCTCGTTTTGGCATCCAAAACGTTTCTGCTCGTGTAGAAGAACTTCGTAAAGAAGGCCACGTTATCTACACAAACACCAAATCCCGTGGTGATGGTAGCAAAGTTGCTGTTTACCGTATGGGAAAACCAACCAAGTCTATGGTTCGTACTGCTATCGGTGCAGGTTATAGCTTCGGCGCTTAATCTGTGAATGACGGGGAGACCACTATATGTGGTACTCCCCTTTTTTATTTTTGGAGAGATAATGGAAATTTCAATTAAAAAAGAAGAACTTCAAAAGAAAAGTATTTTCGTTGCAACACCAATGTATGGTGGCATGAATCATGGACTCTATGCCAAGGCATGTCTTGATTTGCAAGCCATCTGTATGCAGTATGGTGTACAAGTTAAATTCTCATTTCTTTTCAATGAATCTTTAATTACCCGTGCCAGAAACTATCTCGTTGATGAGTTTCTACACCGTTCAGATTGTACACACATGTTGTTTATTGATGCTGACGTACATTTTAATCCACAAGATGTTGTTGCATTGTTAGCGTTAGATAGAGATGTTATTGGCGGTCCTTATCCTAAGAAGGCCATCAAGTGGTCATCTGTTAAGAAAGCCATGACTAAAAATCCAGATATTGCAGTTGGCGATTTGGAAAAAATTACTGGTGATTATGTTTTCAATCCAGTACGTGGCACCGATAAGTTTAGTGTTTCTGATCCACTTGAAGTGTTGGAAATCGGAACTGGTTTTATGATGGTAAAACGTGAAGTGTTCCCTAAATTTGCAGAAGCATTTCCACATTTGCGTTACAAACCAGACCACGTTGGCCAAGCCAACTTTGATGGTTCACGGTACATTCATGCATACTTCGATACATTGATTGACACTATTGATTCTCCAACAGGTGGTGGTTCAGACCGTTACTTGTCGGAAGATTATATGTTCTGTCAATTGTGGCGTAAGATTGGTGGACAGATTTGGTTGTGTCCTTGGATGCGAGCAGACCACATTGGTACCTATCACTTCCGTGGTGATATGCCGGCAGTCGCCAACTTTGTTGGAGAAATGTAATGAATGATGATGTAGTCAAAGCATCACAAACGGCCACCAGTGGTGGTCGTAAGTTTGACGGTAACAAACTAGAATATGGTTTGTTACCACCTCTTGCTCTTGAAGCCACTGTTGATGTATTAACATTTGGTGCTCAAAAGTATGAGAGAGATAATTGGAAACATGTACCTGATTCTAAACGCAGGTATTTTGATGCAGTTGAACGGCACATATGGGCATGGAAGAAAGGTGAAATCCTTGATCCAGAATCTGGTAAACACCACCTAGCTCATGCAATGTGCTGCTTGATGTTTTTGTATGAACATGATATAATGTATTCATGTGAACTTTATAATGAGGAAAAAAATGAAATTATCTAATGAGACCTTGACGGTTCTTAAAAACTTTGCCAACATTAATCCTGGCATTGAGTTTAAGACTGGTAAGAAATTGACAACTATTTCTGCAACAAAGACCGTTTTGGCCAAAGCAGGAGTTAAAGATGAATTCCCACAGGACTTCTGTATCTATGACTTGAACCAGTTCTTGTCTGTACAATCACTGTACAAAGATGGTGAGATTGATTTTGATGACAAACATGTTATCTTCAAAGTTGGTCGTAAGAAACTAAACTATCGCAAGACCGCAAAGAGCATGATTGTAACTCCTCCAGATAAAGAGTTGACACTACCCTCTGTTGATGTTTCCTTTACATTGAAAGAAGAAGAACTTGCCTCTATTCTAAAGACTGCAAGTATTTTACAATCACCAAACATTGCCATCATGTCTGATGGTGATAAGATTTCCATTACAACCTGTGATGCAAAAGATAACTCTGCACACACTGATTCGACTGAAATTGCCGATGGCAACGGTAAGAAATTTAAGGCCTTGTTTTTGACAGAAAACTTTAAAATGATTTCAGGTACATATGAAGTACAAATTTCTTCTAAAGGTCTTTCTTACTTTAAAAATTCTAAAGAAGATATGGAATACTGGATTGCCATTGAAGCAAAAGAATCCGACCTAAGTTTCGGAGGATAACATGACTAAAGTAAATACATTGTTTGGTTCTTTTGATGAAGAACAGTTAAAAAAACTCAAAGGTTATATTGATGAATTGGTTCTACATATGAACAAGAACCAAGGTAACAATGAAGCAATGAAAGATATTGTGGATTTTGCCAATGATGAATTGAAAATCCCTAAAAAGATTGTCAAACGTATGGCCAAAACACAATTCAAAAATTCATTCCAAACAGAAGTGGCAGAATCAAAAGAGTTTGAAGCACTGTTTGAATCTATGAATGAGGTGAAATGATGGGTGAAATTAAAACATGGACAGATAAAGCTGAGTATATTGCTGTATTGAGAAAAGAAATTCAGGTGTTGAAAACTCGTTATAATCCTGAACTTGAAGGCACAGGACATTATAACACTGCGATTTCTGTATTAGAAGGCCGAGTCAAAGAACTTGAAGCCGATTTGAACTGGCCTTTCCCGGCCTAAATTGATTTATTATATTATGGAGTATTTGAATGTCACAACACATTTTGTGGGTGGAGAAGTATCGTCCTAAAACCATTGAAGAATGTATTCTTCCTGATGGTATCAAGGCAACATTTCAGGAGTATGTAAACCGAAAAGAGATTCCCAATCTCTTATTGGCTGGCTCTGCTGGTGTTGGTAAAACAACAATCGCAAAGGCTCTCTGTGAAGAAGTCGGTTGCGATTACATTCTGATTAACGGTTCAGACGAATCGGGTATTGATGTTCTACGGAACAAAATCAAAAATTATGCATCATCTATGTCCCTATCAGGCGGCCGCAAGGTTGTCATTATTGACGAAGCGGACTATCTAAATCCAAATTCAACTCAACCTGCCATGCGTGGTGCAATCGAGGAGTTCTCATCCAACTGTTCGTTCATCTTTACATGTAACTTTAAGAACAGGATCATTGATCCTATTCACTCACGATGTAGTGTTGTTGACTTTAAAATCAATGGCAGTAAACAAAAGATGGCTGCGGCATTCTTCAAACGTGTTGAATGGATTCTGGAACAAGAAGGTGTTACATATGACAAACAAGTGGTTGCTGCCGTAATCACCAAACACTTTCCAGATAATCGCCGTGTTCTAAATGAACTTCAACGATACAGTGTTAGTGGTACAATTGACAAAGGCATACTGGCCTCTGTTTCTGATGTACAGATGAGTGAACTGGTTTCTTCTATTATGAACAAGGACTTTGCTTCTTGTCGTAAGTGGGTGACAAACAACCTCGACAATGATATCACACGAATCTTTAGAAACATCTATGATGGTTTGTATGAGAAGTTAAAACCTAATTCTGTACCACAAATGGTTCTGATTTTGGCCAAGTACCAATATCAGTCTGCCTTTGTTGCAGACCACGAAATCAACTTGATTGCCTGCCTTACCGAACTAATGGTTGAATGTGAATTCAAATGAGTCCGTTCGACTATGCCGATTACATCCTGCGAAAGAAGGTGCCGGATGGTGAATTGGACTACAAAGATTATGCACCTTTCCTAATCAATAGGT